TTGTACTGGTCACACTTGCAAAGATCGTGAAACATCCCGACGATGTAAGGCGACTCCGGTCTGTTCCAAGTCAGATGAAGGTTGTTGGTGAGTTGTACCAGAGCATACGTCACGTTGAGAGAATGTTGGAACAAACCTCCCTCGACCGCCCCGTGATACTTGGTAGACGCAGGAGCCGTGAAAAATCCCATGTTAATCAATGCGTCAATAGCGTCCACGGGAACAAGCGGTGTTCCGTCCGGCAATTTCATCACACTCAACATATTGTCAAGCCTGATTTTGATATTTTCATTTATCATGGTTAGCCCTCTTTTCCAGTCTGTCAGCCAAACGCTCAACTTTTCTATGGCGATACTCATTTACGAGTGTTTCACACCGAAATAACATTTTCATTTGACTGAGCATAATTTCCACATCGGCAATTTCTTCTGCAATCTGGGAGACATTATTCTGACCTCTCAGCCATTTGCTGAGTTCCTTTTGGAGTTCGGACATTTCCTCAAAGACCATAACGATTTGAGCAAAACTTCCATATCGTTTTAGAGCTGCCTTAAACACCTCATTCTCGTCCATCTTCGGAAACCTCCATTTCCAGAACGGTCATAATGGCATAGTTGGCAAGATCAATGAGAGTGTCCTTTATACTCTCGTCACTGACTTCCTGCCGGTCGCCACGAGAAAGTGTTTTGAAACGATTGAACTTATCACCAAGCCTGATACGAGCCATTGCCATACCTTCCTCAACAAAAGTCAGGTGAAAGCTATCTCCGTAGTCATGGTTTTTCTTGGCGTATAGGTCATTTAAGCTCTCGCACAATTCTTTGTGCCGTTGTACTTTGTCTTTCAATTCTCTTATCCTCATTTTTCACAGAGTTTTCCACAAACCATTGGCGAGGGAGAGCGTTGATGTGCGCCCTCCCTCGACGCTGGCGGTAGGGGGGGGTTAACCGAGCAGAGCTTTCAGATCAACACCGGGCTTGCCGGTGGTCTTCGGAGCGGTTTTCGTAGTAGGAGCAGAAGTCTCTTCCCATCCATCAGAAACTCGCTTGTCGGTGAGCCGAGCAAAAGTGACGGTCTTGTTAGGGTCTTTGTTCGAGGGCTGCGTATCATGCTCCACGTCACACTCAATGAAGCAACCCAAGAGATCTTCATGGTCGATCTCTGTCAGAGTGAAGTCATTGAGAGCGGTCTTGGCAAAATACGAGAACGCATTGAGCGCACCTTCGTTGGGCGACCCGTCCTTTTTCAGCAGAGAAAACCGCTCAACGTGCTTTTGACCACTCTGAGTCTGCATGGTGACTTCCATCTTGCCGAAGTCCTCTTTGTAGCTCACCGCCGTGATCTTGAACACATGGGTTCCTTCTGGGATAATCGTAAAACCCTCGGAAAGACTTACTTTAGCCATTGTTAATACCTCCAAAATCAGAATTGTCGGGGAAAATAATACCTACAAGCTCGTCCTCGTCGTTCGTTGGGGTGAGCGGGTAAGTCTTGACCATGAGGGCTTTCGCCACGTTCTTGGTAGAGTCAATATCGTAAGTATACTTGATCTCCACCATATCCGACTTTTCGAGCAGCGACCAATCACTGTTAGAAATGATACAAGGGATAGTGCCGTCGTAGGTCTGGAATACTCTCAGGCAATCTTTGATACCGCCGTCAGGATAAGGCATGATAGCTTCAACCAGCTTGGCACTATCACAATGCCCGATCTGAGAAATCATCTTTTCAATGTTGTCAGGCATGGGGTAAATCCCGACACTGGTAACGCTCTTGACGGTCGAAGGAATGAGCATGAACACCGAAGGAGACGCCAACCAGCGTTCACCGTTATCCCGCTCATAAATAGTTCCCGTAGAAGCAAGGGACTTCACAAATTTCTCAAATTTCATGTTCAGTCCTCCTTAATTGCTTTGGGGAGCAGACGATAGGTTTCCTCAGTCGTGCTGTACTTTTCCAACAGTCCGTCCTTCTTCAAAGCGTCCTTATTGATCTTGGTCGTGGTGGACTTACTGACTTCCCAAGAGAACCGTGCGCCGGGGATAGCAACCTTCTTATCACCATCACGGAACTGTTTTACCGCCGACTGTTTAATAAGATCTGTCACAACCTTGTATCGTTTCTCGTCCTCTACGACTTCGGCAGCATGAGCGTCCAGCTTTGCTTTCAAGTCCTCAGCTTCTTTTACAAGTTCGGAAAGATCAGTTTCGGGAGAGAGGTTGTTCGTCCTCAGCTCTTTCAAAATGTCGGCGTCTTTTTTCTCGTTATATTCGGGAGAAACGCCAGACTCCACATGGTCTTTCCACCACTTCAAAGCCGGTTTCACATAATCTCGCTCAAAGTGAGGATAACGCTCAGATACCTTGAAAGGACGAGTGATGGTATTTCGGATATTGCACTTGTACTGTGAGGGGTCTGCATAGTCCTTTTCTTCAAGGAAGGACGCCACCATGATTACATCATCAATGCCAAGCAAATAGGCGTACAAGGCTGCTTGGAGAGCGTAGTATTCGGGAATATCGCCCGACCAGTCCTCTGCTCTCTTGGTGGTCTTCATTTCGAGAACGGTCTTGGTGGTCTTGTCAGGGTTCAGTCTGAGATAGTCCCACATTCCACCGAGGACGGGGGTATCAGGGAAGAAGTCTCCACGGGTCTTCTTGAAATAACCCTCTCCATAAAGGTCGGTAGGACTTACAATGTCATCCATGAAGTAGTTCGTCTTCATGTATTGCGCCTGTTTCGGTTCGATAGTCTTACCGGCGATAGTGTAAATTGTGTCCTCAAACGGCTTGGAGTAGGTTCGAGTAACCTCACACCAGACCTCGAAAGGAGTTGACCACGGGTTCAAACCAAGGATGGTAGCAAAGCGGGTCGCCGTAAGTTTCTTTGGGTTCTTTGGGGGAATGATCTTGATGGTATTATCATTCAGCCATTCCATGTTCTTCACTGTCCTTTCTCATAAACTTCATGCGATTTGCCATTTCTCGCCGCTGTTCGTCCGATAATTTACGGGGAGGACGGACTTTTATCCAACTCTTCGGAAAAGTGTATTCCCTCCACCCGTCACCTTGTTTGTCTATGGTAATTGCTTCACCGTTTTCAACAAGTCTATCAAGCCTACGAATGAGAGCGGCGTCATGGGTGTAACAAGAAGCGGTCTTTTCCTCCTGATTGTAGTTATAGATCGTTTCCTGTTCGTACTTGGTAAGTGTAGCCATTAACCCTCACCTACCTCATAAGCGGAAATCATGTCATTGACTCCGTTGATAAGAGCTTCACAGTTTGCCTTGGTGATCTCGGTAAAACTGTTAGTCTTAACAGCGACTTCCTGCACAAAATTCTCCTGCTCCGGGTCAAGAGCCATGAGCTTCTTCAAAGCAGCTTTCAGACCCTCAATCTGTAACGGGTCAGCATTACCGTCAGCATCCGTCAATTCGCTCTTGATGGTTTCACGCTCAGAAGCGGAAACAGGAGTTTTCTTCTTAGGAGCGGGAGTAGTGGGAGCATTGCCATCGTTGTCCTCAGTGACGGGCTTCTGGTTGTCAATGCCATCGGACTCCACCAGATCGAGAACCACCATGTAGAGGTAACGACGGTAGTAGGTCACAACAGCGCCTACACCCTGTACCTCGTTCATACGAAATTTGGCGGGTTCGGCGATAAACTGCAACGGAAGAATAAACTCGATCTTCTCTTCCGGGTCGTTGACGTTGACCACCTGAGCTACAGCACTTTCGTGGATAAAGGTGGGAACAAGCAACAGACCATACTTGGCAAAAATAGGTTCAGCGACAGGCACAATATCCTCCAACTCGAAGTATTTGAACTCGGCGTGAAGGTTCTTGCCGGTCTTCTTTGCGCCCTCGGCGTAGAACTCGGTGCGAACTGCCAGCAGTTTCGCCCATACGTTCATTTCGGAATAGTCCTGAGTAGTATTTTTGGTAGCCATAATAATCCTCCTTGTTGTCAATGCCTTAATTGTCAAGGCTTTCAATTAAACCATTCGAGAGTTGTTTTGCCGGTGAAACCCTTACGCCAGAGAAACCAGCCGTAAGCAACCGCAGAGCCGCCGCCTTCTCTCATTTTCCGGAAATTTCCGTTTTTTGCACATAGCAGTCGAGAACTTGAAACATACACCTTCATGGGGGGGGGAGTTCTCAAATAGAACCTTTCGATTTTTCCCTTCAAGGAAGGTGAGCTTTAGAAACATGGCAACGTGGTGTCCATCTGATACCAGAGACAAAGCCTTTTCGACAAACTCCTGAGCGTACTTGTAAGGCGGGTTCGTGATAATATCTCCACAAAATGGTCTATCGCAGTTTAGAAAATCGACCCCTCCTTTACCGTACCCTCTATCTACAAGATCTGTTGCTTTGACCATATACCCTCGTTCCTCAAAAACTTTTGCGAGGTGTCCTTCCCCACAAGCACATTCCCATATAAGAGGTGAAAATTGGAAAAGGTCGCATAAAAGTTCGGCAGCTTTCGGTTCTGTGGCGTAATAGTCATTACTTTCTCGCTCTTTGTCGGTGTGGTTGGACGCACCAATAGTCTTAAACAAGGAATTGCTATTACCCGTCCAATCTTTATTCACTCTTTCACCTCCAATAAAGCTAATAGCTTTTTCTTGATAGAATTGACTTTGCGGGTATTACGTTTTGGCGGCTTTATGCCAAGAAAGTCTTTGACGTATCGGTCAGCCAGCCGAATGTACCAGTCTCGGTCAACTACGTCGATTGTCAAATGGTTATCGTTATCTACCGCACAATGCGGTGGTAGACCAGCGATTTTAACCAAGTTCCCCTTGACCCCGTGCTGTTTCATCAACGTACCGTATCGGAGATCAGAGGTAGCGTACACTCGATTGACCTTCTGAATGGGAATGGGTTCGTTGTCGACAATCTGATACGCTCCCGTGTACTTACTTCCCGCCTTGGCAATCAACTGAAAGTCTTGAAGAGTCATACACCCCATAACTGTATCAGCTACCGGCGTACCATCGACCAGATAATCCTTGACAGCCTTGGCGACAATGTTGGCGTTATTGTTGATGTTAAACGCACCAGCGGGAGCGATACCACGGACGAGAACACCGCCTTTGATTTTAGGACTTCCCTCAAACGGGACTTCGACGTAGTTGTTCACGTCCTTTTGGCAGATCATCTTAATATCGTCCTCTTCCAACTCAAAGCCGGTGCGATCTTGCCATTCCTGTGTGATCTCGTCCCATTTCGGAATATCCGTATCATCAAGACTGACCATGATACCGTCCGTATTGAGCTGTATAATTTTGAGCGTAGGACATTCTTCCACAAGATGTTCTGCAAGTTCCAGTAGTTGTAGCTGACCTGAGATACACACCGACCGTCCCATGAGCGGGTCATAGAGGTCGTTATACTGATTGAGCATTGCACCATAGGTGGTGTTCAGCACCAGCTTCAATGCGTTTGCAGTAGCTTTGTCTCCCGACTTCTTAGCCTTAACACGCCGGTCAATGGTGGCTTCATAGACTTCGGGTGACGGAATATTTCTACTGCAATACCCGTTCAACACCATTTGATGGGGATAGTAGCTTGCAACGTCTTTGTTTTTGATTTTCCGAGTAGTCGTTGCCTCTTCTCGGTAGCAAGGTATCGCTCCGTGAATACCGCCCCAAGCCAGCTTTGTCGGGCAACCTCCCACCACGATTTCCAGACTTTCCTTGAACAACACCTCGGACGGTATAGTCAAGTCGTGAATACGATTGAAGAAGTCCAAAACTTCATGTGGAATGTAATCTAAGTGCAAGGTCGGCGGGTACTTGTACTCCCGCTCGTCACCATACTCACGGGGAGTGGCGTCAAGGTAGGCAGCGGTCAATTTGGCATTGGTCATATAGAGAGCCTTAGCGGGAAAAATATCCTTCTCCTTGCCAAGTGTGAGCTTATTTCCGAGGTAGTCTTGGCGAAGGTCGTCAAGAGTGTCGGTGGCGTCAACATCATGGCAACAATAAAAGATCACCTCGTCCAGTTCCTCGTCGCTGAGGGGTCGGTCAATGTTAAAATCAACCGTTGTCTCTCGAATGTCCATGCCAAGGTGGGCTTCGATTGCCTTTAGGGATAGACCCATTTGACAGTCGTCCATGAGGTCGTATTGGTCAAAGTAGGTGGAACATTCTCGGAGTTCGGGTATTTCCCACCCATTTTTCCCATGAACAATAATAGCGTCATTGATCTCCTTGACTTGCTCAGGGGTCATATCCATCAGCACTGCTTTGAGAATGAATTGGTCGTAATGTTTGTTGTTGAACCCCGCCAGCCACGGTTCAGCGGTCATAAATTGCTTGATAGCTTCGCTGTCGTTGTGAATGATTATCCTCTCTTTGGTCTGCTTATCCTTAAAAACAAACAGCCAGTCATGGGCGAAAACCTCACAGTCGAAGATATAGAGATTTTGCAAGTTATTGGTCATACTCAGCCCTCCATGAAACGGCAACCGAGCTTACGGTAGGTGGTACACCGCTTCTTGTAGGAACGGATAAGGTACTGTACTCCATTGTCCACATAGTCATAGACAACGGGTTCTTCCTTACCCTCAAATGTTCGAGCCACCCGTCCCACACTTTGAGTGACTACGGCGTAGTCCTTTTGCGGGGTTGTCAGGTAGAGCCGGTCGAGTCGAGGTATATCCAACCCTTCTTTTGCAAGCTGGTAGGTGGCAAAGAGATACCGTTTTTTACCCTGTCTCAGATCTTCGAGAGCTTGCGACCTTAGTTGTTTTGCCTTTTTCGAGGTCATTTTCCCATCCACCATGACCGCTTGCTCCCGTAGTTTCGGTGGAAGGTGGTTCATCAGGTATTCCAAGTGACCGAGCCGATCTGAGAGAATGAGGTTGTAGTGGTCAGCATTTTTCATAAGATCACCGACAATCAATCCGTTTCGTCTGAAATCCTCAGCCAGATAGTTGACCAGCTTGGCATAGATGATAGTCCCGTCTGTGTCAAGGAACTCTCTACTCAGTCCAATGTTGGTTGAACGAGGGAGAATTGCGACTGTCATAATCTTCTCGGCTACGGCACTGTCAGGAACTACATAGACCACATCACCGAGCAGAGCGTAGGTGGCGGCAATCATACCATCTGCCCGATGTACTGTTGCCGATAATCCGTATTTGTGTCGAGCCGCCAGTGAGTTCAAGACCTTAGAGAACTGTGTCATAGCGGTCGGCGTACCGGCGACTCGGTGACACTCGTCCACGATGATGGTGTCCCATACATCCCTATACTGAGCGAGGTTCAGATTGCACATGGTTTGCACCGTGGCAAAAGTCATGCCCTTGCCGATGTGTACTTTCCCTTCCGTGATAGTTCCTATCAGTGAGGGACGAATGTACTGTTCCGCTCGTGCCTTACTCTGCTCCAATAAATCGTGAGTGTGAGTGAGCCAAAGCGTTCTTCTGCCGAGCTGAACTGCCATAGCAATGCCCATCTGAGTCTTTCCGCTACCAGCAGGAGACTGGACGATACCATATTGAGCTTCAAGAGCTTTGGCGACCGCCACTTCCTGATAATCATAAAGAGGAACATCTGCTCCATACCAGACCGGTGTTGGCGTAGGAATGTCTACCTCAATGGTGTCCTTCCCGCCCATAAACTCAATAACAGAGCGTAAGCAGCCGTAAGGCAACACCAGCGTCTCTCCGTCCCGCTCCATAAGTGACAACTGCCGTGGAGTGTTCCCGACCCACAGGTGCATACGCATTTTCTTAGCGTAGTCGGGATTGTCTACGATTAGGTTTTTCTTGCACCATTCTTCAAGTTCTTTGCTTGGCTTCTCTACACGGAGTTGTTTCCCAACGGCTATCCTCATTGCTCCACCGCCCATTCTTCAAGCGGTAAACCACAACTTTGAATATCTCGTTTCGAGAGAACCGTCTTCGTGAATGAGAAATCAACCATCGTAGAGAGGGGTATCATACGAACTTCCCCGTCACTGAGTCTAAGGGCAAACCACCCTTCGCCGTTACCGGTGTCTTTCCAAAGGGTCATAGCCGAAAACTGATTTTCCTCAATTCTCACCAGACGGAAAACATCATGTTCACAGACCTTGCAGTCAATAGGATAGCTATTTCCATTTCGAGCAGCGATTACGTCAAAAGGTTGACCGGCAGAATTTTGAGCGAGATTATGCGCCCAAAAGCCATAGTCGGCGAGAGTATTACAGAGGTCGTGTTCAAAGGAAGTTCCGACCTTTCGATTGCTATTCTTCCAAGCCATACACGTCCTCCACTTTCGCCAAAAATTTCTCAGCCCACGCTTCTCTCACATCATCACTGACAGAGATTTTAGGGAGCATGACCCGCAAAGTGTAATTCTCAACCTCTCTACGGGCTTTTTGCATAGCACTGATTTCTTCCTCGTGCTGTTCTATCAGGTTTCTCAGATACCGTTCAGCTTCGCTGCCCATATACCTATCAACCAGTTCCTCGAAATGCCGCACCTCGAAAAGAGTTTCAATCCGCCCGTCTTTCAGAGCGATTACGTCAGGCATAATTAACTCCTTTCTTACCGCCCCTTCCGGGGCGGGGATTTCATAGATTTCAGATTAAACGCAGAAGCCGAAGGACACGCCATTAGAGTAGCTGGCGTCGTCATTGTTGGCGTTGCCGTTGCTGTAGACAATGCAGAAGTAAGTAGTGTTGCTCCCATTCGGAGAACGCTCCCACCGCAAGTCTTCCTCACCGTTCTGTTTGCGCTTACCGTAGGGAGTATTTTCCAGCTTGTACCACTGATACCAGCTACCTTCACCGCCGATGGAGTAAATCTGTCGTCCAAAAATCTCTTGCTCGGACAGAAGAAATAACTTATCGCTGGTCAAGATATGTTCTTTCTTGGCACTTCCAATGCCGGTAGTCTTGACGGCGGGAACGATGACCGCTTTCAGATCATCGGGAAGTAGTTCCTCAAAAATAGAACCATTGAGCTTTTTCCGAAGGTCAGACTTTCCCCAACCTCCCTCGTTTGTCCAGTCGCCGTTCATCTGAAAATCCTCATTCAAGGTTTCAACAGTCTCGAACGTGAGCGGGATGGTGTTGCCATTAGAGTCAACGTCGTGGT